TTGGACACATGAACCCGGTTCTTCTGCAATAACTAATACAACATATGATGGAGGAACTAAATCATATGATTTAAGTTATAATAATAGATTAAAAAGGTTTAGAGACTTTTAACGAGTCATTCTTTTAATATGTTCTTCTGTTATTATAATAAATTTATATCCTTTTTTCTTACAAAATTCAATCATAGTATTCCATTTTTGTTGATTAGTGTAAGCCATTTTTAAATCATATTCAAAATTCTTTAACTTTTTACCTTTGTTTTCTGGTATTTTTAATTTACCTTCTTGTAAAGCTAAAACCATACTATAATCTTTCATAGGTTTAACTTCTACTACCACTCTTTCTTTTGTTCCATCTTCGCGAGTCAATTCATAATAAAAATCTGAATAATAAGTATGTGTTTTTATTTTAGTATCACCACCATCAAAATGTGTTTTTTGATAAGGTATTGATATACATTCTGAACCCCATCTAGTTATATCTTCTTTATTATCTAACCATATCATCATAGTTTTTTCCCAAGATGATCTATATACAAGACCACCTTTAGCGTTTAGTTTAACTACTTTATCTTTATTTTTAGGTATGTAAACTCCTTGGTGGTAATTTTTGTTTTTACTTAAAACATTTTGCATTGATAAGGATTAATTTTATTTATATATAAATTCATGGGTGTTTTAATGGATAAATTAAATTTGAGTTTATTGGTCAATGGTAATGGTATTGTTGATAATTTTAAAAACAATTCACTTTTCTTTTATGAGTCTTATCAAAAAAGCACTGAGTTTATAGAAAATATAGCTATATCTGATATTTATCCAGGTAACTTTTATTTTTTACATTATTATGATGATTCTAATTGGATGAAATATTCTCCAGTCTTTGTTGTTGATTATAAAAAATTTGAAGATAAAGTTATTTTAATGGCCGTTAATTTTAATTTTATACCCATTGAGATACGTGTTAAACTTTTTGATAAGTTTATAATACAAGAAGATATAGAAAACGAAAGAGCTTTGAAAGTTGACTTTACTGGAATGTATAGTGAGTTGTTGAAAGTTGGGTTTGAATATTCTTTAGTAGAATATAATTCGGCTCAAATAAAATTTGTTCATAAAATATCTTTGAATATACTTCCTAGATTTTTATATCATCAACATCCTATAAACAAATATGATCCAAATAAGTTAATGAGTATATGGGAGGCTAAGTTGAGTGGTAGGGAACAAAGACATAAAGAAATAATGTTAATGACCTTGGATGAGATGTACAATATTGAAACTGACATAACTGAAAAATACCAACAAATGAGCGGACATATAAAACGTATACAGAAAAGTATACAAAAGTATGGTTAGAATATTTTTGTAAAAGAGTATTTTAATATATAAATAAAAATTATTTTTAATGGCATCATATAATCCATTCAATGACCAAGGAGAAATAGGTTACTCAGAACAACAAAACACTGGACTATTCTCTAGATTACTAAGACAAGTATCATCATTCGGTATGAATTATGATGACATGGTTATTAAGAACCAAGTAGGTATAGGTATAAATGAAGATCCAACATCATCTAGAAGTAGTTCTATGTATGATTTCTTTTCAAGAAGAGCTATATCATCAGTTTTAGATAAAAAGTCAATTCCTTACTTAGACAAATCATATTCAGATAAGAAAAGAATACTTAGAGAATATGCTATTAAAGATGAAATAAGAGATTTCGTATCTATTATAGCCGATGAAGCTATTGTTTATGATGACGATAGAGATTTTTGTGAACCAAAATCAATTTCTAACGATTATCCAACAGAAGTTATTGATAAGTATCAAGAAATATTTGAAAGAGTTTATAATAGAATGGGGTTTGCTGATAGTATAACAGCTTATAACTACATGAAGGATTTCCTTATTGATGGGTATTTAGCTCTTGAGATAATATATGATGATAGAAATAAAAATATTATAGGATTTAATAGATTACAACCAGATACATTAGTGCCAGCTTATGATAAAGCTATTGGTAATTTATGGATTCAATATCCAGAAGATCCACAATTAAGAAAAATATTTTTAGATTCACAAATAATTTATATTTCATATTCTGCTCAAAATGACTTTAGTGAGGTTTCGTATGTTGAGGGTCTAATAAGACCTTATAACCAATTAAAGATATTGGAACAAACTAGAATAATGTTTAACATATTAAACGCTAGTATTTATCAAGTTTTTAGTATACCAGTTAAAGGTATGTCTAGACAAAAAGTTGAGGAACAAATAGGTCAGTTAATAGCTGATTATTCAGAAGAAGTAGAATGGGATGATTCATTGGGTACTATTAGAATGAATGGTAGTAAACACCTACCTTATAATAAACAATTATGGTTCCCTGAGGGTGATACTGGTAAACCTAGTATGGAACTTTCATCACCTCAAGGACATGATTTGAATGATGAAACAATGTTATCTTGGTTCTATAAAGCACTTAAAAGAGCTTCTAAAATTCCTTTAGGTAGATTTGAATCAGAACAAGGTGGTGGTAATGTTGCTAATGATGCTTCTGAAATGACAAGAGATGAAATCAAATTCCATAACTTTGTTAGAAGATTAAGAGCTAACTTTAGAGAATTGATTGTTAAACCAATCAAGATTCAATTAATGATAGAATTTCCTGAGTTAAGAGCTGATGAAACTTTCTTAAATCAGATAGATGTTAAATTTAACTCTAATCAAGTATTTGAAGAATGGAAGAAACTAAACAACCTTAGTAAAAAAGCAGATATAGTATCAACACTTACTGGTATAACAGTAACTGAAGGTGATGAAGAAAGACCTTATTTCCACATGGATTATATTATGGATAGAATATTCCAATTATCTCCAGAAGAAAAAGCCGAAAACGAAAGATATTGGGCTAAGTCTTCTAATTCTGGTTCTGCTGAAGAAGAAGGTGATTCTGATATGGATGATATGTCGGGTGATGATACTGGTATGGATGATTCTAGTGATGATGATGGTGGTGATACTGGTGATGATGCTGGTGGATTTGAATTTTAATTCACTTATTCTTTTTAATATTTCTAATATTTTCAACCCCGTACTTTTCTTTAATAGTATTTTTAATTTTATCATTTATTTCTTTACTTTGTATAGGGTATTCAACTCCTTTATTTTCTTTTAAAGTTTTCTTTCTTTTATGTTCTGAACATTTTCTACAAAAGTAAACACCCCAATCGTTGCCATATTTTATGTAGTTTTTAAATATTATTTCTTTTTCTATTCCACATTTATCACATTTACATAATATCTTCTTATTAGAACCTGATTTAAGTAATTCTACAGGTATCATTATTTTTTCTCCGTTAAATACATCATATCCTAAGTTTTCAAAATAATCTATATTTTTTTCTGTAATTAATATTTCAATTTCTCTGGTTAGTATCATAATTTTAATTATTTCTAATTATATATATAATAATCAAAAGCCTTCCTCCATTGAGTCCAACGATAAAAAACCTTACGAAATTAAAAAAAATTAGTTACTAATTATATATAATATAACTAAAAAAATAATAAAATTTTAATGAAACCAGTTTTAATCGTTGAAAATTCAAATAATTCTTTGATTAATGAAAGTAAAAATGGAAAGAAAGACTATACAATGTCTGGTGTTTTTACTGAATTTGATGTAAAGAATCGTAACGAAAGAGTTTATACAGCTGATAGATTTTTACCAGCTTTGAATGAACTAAATTCGAGAATATCTGATTTAGGAGTAGTTTATGGAGAATACGATCATCCAGATGTATTTGACACTTCTTTATCAAGAGCTTCTCATACTATAAGAAAAGCAGAATATATTAAAGAATCAAATTGTATAAAAGGTGAGATTAAATTACTTAATACACATTGGGGTAAAGAAGCTAAAGCTTTAGTTGATGATGAATGTCCAATATTCGTATCATCAAGAGCGGCTGGAATTACTGAATCTGATGGTTCTGTTACACTAAAAAAATTATTTACATACGATATTGTTGCTGACCCAGGTTTTGCTTCAGCTAAAATGTCTATGAATTCAATCAATGAATCTTTAGGATTCAAGAATGATACAAAAACAAATTTCAGAATTTATGAAATGTCTGATGAATCAAAAATAAATGAACTATTTAACATGAACAAAGATTATGTAACAAAAGATCAATTGACTGATTACTCTAAGTATTTAGTTGAGCAGGTTGCTGTTGTTAAGAAACAAGTTAATACAGCTATCACTAAAGGTGGTGTTGAACCTAAAAAATTAGAACAATTATTAGAATACTATGAAGAATTGAATAACTCATCTTCTAAAGTAGTTGAATATTTAGATTATTTATCTGAAAAACTTCAAATAGTTGTTAACGAAAACGTAGAACTAAAGAAAACTCAAAGTAATATCATTAAGCATAATGATTATTTAGCTGAGAATTTAGAAAAGTCTATTTCTTACTCTGAGTATATCGCTGAGAATTTGGATAAAAACATAGATTATTCTGAATATATCGCTGAAAGTTTAGACAAGAATATCGCTTATTCTGAGTATATAGCTGAAAACGTTGATAAAAACATTGCTTACTCTGAGTATATAGCTGAAAGTTTAGATAAGAATATCGCTTATTCTGAATATATCGCTGAAAACTTAGATTCAAACATTGCTTATTCTGAATATATCGCTGAAAATTTAGATGAGAATATTTCTTACTCTGAATACTTAGCTGAAAATTTAGACAAATCAGTAGAATATCAATCATTGATAGCTGAAAGCTTAAAAGGTTCTAAGTTAAACGAATCAAATGAAGTTGAAGTTCCAGCATTTGAACATTTCTTCCCTGAAGTTTCTGATGAAGATAAAGATTATATAGAAGAATTAGATAATAAAGAAAAGGAAGAAGATAAAGAAGAAGAAAAAGAAGTAGAAGGATATAATTTAGATCCTTTAACTCCTGAAGAAATTAAAGAAATAAAAGCTGAAATAGAAGCTGAACAAGCAGCTGAAGAAGCAGCAAAAGCTAAATTAGAAGAAGGTTCTGAGGATGTATCTGAAGAAGTTGAAGTTGAAATTAACATAGAAGAAGCAGAAATTAATATAAGTTCTGAAGAATCTGATTGTGAAGAAGAATCAACTGAAACTGAAGAAGAATGTGAAGAAGAAGAATGTGAAGAACCAACTGAAGCTACTGAAGAACCAGTAATTGAACCAATTATAGGTGAAGAAGAAGTGGTAGTAGAAGAACCAACTGAAGTTGAAGATACTGAAGAAGTAGTTGAAGAATCAACAGAAGCTACTGAAGAAGTGGTTGAAGAATCAACAGAAGTTGAAGCTACTGAAGAAGAAATAATAGAAGAATCAACAGAAGCTACTGAAGAAGTAGAAGAAGAAGATTTAACAGAATCTATAAACAAATTAATCGCAGAGGCTAAGAAACGTAAAGTTTCTGAAACTAACGATTTAAACTTTTTAAAATTCTTAAACAAGTCTCAAGTAGATAGTTATTACTCACTATCTGATGGGGATCAAGAATTAGTTAAGTTACATATAAACGAAAGTGACTATTTTTCATCGAAAGATGTTTTAAAACTAATTAGTGAATCTTTATCACAAAGAAACGAGAGTACTGAAGATAGAGTTTTAAGATTAATGCCAAGTGAAACTATGAAAGTTTGGGAACAATTAAACGAAAGTTCTAAGAAGTCTATTTTATCTCAGGCGAAATTGTATCCACAAGAATTAATGATGACTGAAAGTCAAATAGATAATTTTTGGAATACAAGAAAATTTAAAGCAGAAGAAACAAGTAAGAAATTGATTTCTCATGAAGATATTATCCAAGAGGATACATTATCTGATAATGAGATGACTTCAATCTTAGAAAAGTTTAAAAACCTTTAAAAAACAAAAAATAAAAAAAAGAACATTTAATTATGGCACAAATTAGAATTGACAAAAAGAAAGCTGTTAACAAGTGGTCTCCAGTATTGGAAAACATGGGTGTAGCAGCAGAAAGAGTAGAATGGATGTCGGAAATGGCTGAATTTCACTCAATTAACGAAAACGCATACGCTAACGCAAACGTAGCAGGTATGGGAGGTGTTGTATCTCCAAATCCATCTGGATTACCAGGACAAACTATAAATGGTTATGCTGATAACGGTGGTATTCAAGGATCAGGTGATGTAGGACAAAACTTGTTACCAGTAGCAATGAAAATTGCAGCTCAAACTATCGGTTTGGACTTAGTAGCAGTAAAACCTTCACCAGGACCAAAAGTAGATTTAGTATATATTGATTTCCAATATGATGATACTAGATTAGATGGTGAAGAAAAGCCACAAGTATTTAAATTAAATTTAACTAACTCAGTTGATGTAAAGGCTCAACTTGATGGAGCTATGGTAACTGGTGGTATTACTCAAACACAAGGTGGTTTACAAGGTGGTAGAATTTTTGCTAACATCGATGCTGCAGGTGGTGGTTTTGTTTACGCTGAACCAGCAACAAAAACTGATATTCTTGAATTCTTAGGTTACTCAAGAATTGATGGATTCCCAATCTTTAAAGCTTATAGACAAGCTAATGTAGCTTCTACAGGAGCATTTGTTTTTGACCCAGTTAAAAACACTTTTGATAATAGTAGTCTTGCTATGACAGCTCAAATTGAGTTAATAGGAACTGAAACTCCAGCGTTTGCTGCAGAAGGTATCGTATTAGTATCAGCTTTAGAAGATCATATCCCAGGTTTCTCAGCTAACTGGACATCAGGAAATGGTGCAGCAGGTGATTACCCAATGGATAGAAACGCTGATGATAGCAGATATTCTGGTGTTATCGGACCAAAAATTTCTACTAAATCAGTAGCAATTGGTACAATCGAAGTTAGTTCAGCTTTAAGAAGAACTGAAATCGAAGATATCAAAGCTAACACAGGTATGGATATCGTTCAAAAAATGGAATCTGTATTGGTTAATGAATTATCTCAAACAATCTCTAAGCAAATTGTTGCTAAGGTATTTGAAATGGGTAATTTAAACAGAGAATCAGCTCCTCTTACTACAGGTTTAGTTCCAACTTCTATCTTTGATTTAGATACTGCTTACGCAACTTCTGTTGGTGGTGAAACTACTCACGCTGTACAACGTAAGTTAATCACTAAGATTGCTCACGCATCTAACTTTATCGCTACTGAAGGTCGTGTTGGACCAGCTCAGTACTTAGTAACAAATGGAGGATTGGCAGCGGCTATTCAAGATATCGCTGGTTATACAATCAACCCAGTTAAATCTAAGATAAACGGTCAAGGTCAACTTTACCCAGTTGGTCAAATC